TACACCTCCTTCATATCTAGATGCTCCAAAGCCAAATGATGACGGCATGAAATATCGTTGGCTGAGAGTGAGTATGGGTGGGGAGGATGATGCCCGAAACATAGCCAAGAAAAAACGTGAAGGCTATGAGTTCGTTAGAAAAGAAGAACACCCAGATTTTGATGTCCCCGTACATGAATCAGGTAAGTATGCTGGGGTAATAGGCTCTGGTGATTTAGTTTTGGCTAAGATACCAGTAGAAATGGCAGAGGCGAAGAACGATTATTATCAAAATAAAACTCGTACTCAAACCGAAGCTGTGGATGCTGACATCTTAAAAGAGCAAAATCCATCTATGCCTATAACACAACAGCGTAGAAGTTCCGTCTCTTTCGGTAAAAAGAAGAAAGAGGCTGAAGACTAAATTTAGTATGGGGTTGTTTATTAACTTTAATTTTAATATTAGGAGATGAAAATATGGCAAATGTAGATGCTGCTTTTGGAGCAAGACCTGTCAGACATCTAACTGGTGGACAAATTAGAACCAATGAATACAAAATAGCTTCTGGAACATCATCAAATATTTTTACTGGTGATTTCGTTAAATTACTTGCTACAGGTTACATTGATGTAGCCGCAGCTGGTAACAGAATCTTAGGAGTATTCGCAGGTTGTCAATATACCGCTAGTGATGGGGAAGTGAAATTCGCAAGATATTTCCCAACAGGTACAACTACACAAGGTAGTGGCGATGTCACTGCTTACATTTATGACGACCCCAATATAGTTTATGCAATTCAATCAGCAGGTTCTGCTGACTTTGCAGACATTGGACAATTAGCGGACCACGTTGCTGGTACAGGCGATACTAGCACAGGACAATCCAAGTTTGAGATTTCAGGTACAACTGGAACTGGAACTGCAGGAATGAGAATCCTTGGTCTATATGAAACACCAAAAAACGCTTTCGGTACAAACGGTATCCTTGAGGCAACAATTCATGAACATGAATTAAACCAACACATTGATGCTGACGGTACTGTGGGTGTATAAGGTAAAGGAGAATAAAACATGGCTGTTATATCAAGAAGTCAACTCGTAAAAGAGTTAGAACCAGGTCTCCACGCCTTATTTGGTTTGGAGTACAAGCGTTGGGAACGTGAACACGCAGAAATCTTTACTGAAGAAACATCAGATAGAGCATTCGAAGAAGAGACACTATTGACAGGATTTGGTGCTGCACCAACAAAGTCAGAGGGTGCTTCTGTAGAATTTGATACTGCTGCTGAACAGTGGACTGCAAGATATGTGCATGAAACAATTGCACTTGCTTTTGCAATCACAGAAGAAGCAGTGGAGGATAACCTCTATGATACTCTTTCAAAGAGATATACTGCTGCATTAGCACGTTCTATGGCTTACACAAAACAGGTGAAAGCTGCTAACGTACTTAATAATGCATTTAACTCTAGCTTTGTAGGTGGAGATGGTAAGGAGCTTATTGCAACTGACCACCCAACACTTATGGCTGGAACACAATCAAACGAACCTTCAACCGCTGCAGACTTATCCGAGTCTTCATTAGAAAACGCAATCATTCAGATTGGTGGTTTCGCTGACGATAGAGATATCCCAGTAGCAGTTCAAGCTCGTAAATTGATTATACCAAAAGAATTAGCTTTCACAGCTCAAAGAATTTTGAGAAGTGAGCTAAGAGTTGGTACAGCAGATAACGATATCAACGCATTAAGAAGCATGAGTATGCTTCCAGAAGGTTATGCAGTAAACCACTACTTAACTGACACTGATGCGTTCTTTATCTTGACTGACTTAACAAACACAGGTCTAAAAATGTTCCAAAGAAGACCACTGAAGACTTCAATGGAGCCAGACTTTGAAACAGGAAATATGCGATTCAAAGCATCTGAAAGATATTCTTTCGGATTCTCTGACTGGAGATGTATCTTCGGCTCACCAGGAGCATAAAGTACGCTATAAGGGGGGATTATCCCCCCTTATACTTATTAACAAGTTACATAGACTGCAATAGCAGACGGTATAGAGACTATGTAACGAGGTCTATATAACCAAGGAGGTTTAAAATGGCTAACACAACTTTTTCAGGTCCAGTTCGCTCAGAAGCTGGATTTAACGTAGTTAACAAAGACAGCACTTCAGGTGCTATTACAGAGACTGGTTTTTCAGTAAACTCAACTGGTCAACTAGTTTCTATGGGAACTAGAAAGATTCAATCATTTGCAGGCTCACTAGCAGCTACAAACGCAGCATCAACCGCTTATGGAGATGGTGATGTTCTTGTAGAGCTTGGTGCATTAAATACAGACGCACCAGACGGTCTAGTAACACCTACAAAATTTTTCATTCACAGAGCATTAATTGGTATTACAACAGCAGCAGGTGAAACTCTTGTTGGTGGTTTATCACTAAGTGCAACTTCTGGAACAGCAACAAACGCTGCAGTTTCTTCGGGAACTGAAATCGTTGGTGCTGGTGTAACATCTTTTAATGAGCAATTAAGTGCTACACAATCAATCACAGAAGTAGATGTAAACTTTAACAATAGTGCTGGTAACTACCACATATTTGTTCCAAATATCACAGCTGCGATTGCAAGCAAAAACTTATATGCTTTTGCCACAACTGCAGTTAACGCTGATATCACTGCTGGAAGATTTACAGTAGAGTTAGAATACTCAGTATTTTAAAATGCATATTTGTAAATACATAGCTTTGCTCCTCTTAATTGTGAGGAGCGAGGCTAAAATTATTTTAGGAGGTAAAAAATGGCAGATGCAGTAACATCGCAAACTATTGGAGATGAACCAGGTGCAAAGAGAATACTTGTAAAACTTACAAATATTTCTGACGGGTCAGGTGAAAGTGCTGTAACTAAAGTTGATGTTTCATCCCTAGCTAATAATACAACTGGTGATGCTTGCTCAAGAGTAAACATCGAGGAGATATACTATGACATATTTGGAATGCGTGTAGATTTATTATGGAATGCATCCTCTAATGTTGTTTGTAAAGTATTAGGAGCAAATGGTGCTTTGTCTTCACAAGGTTACATGGACTTTAGAGATTTTGGTGGAATAACAAACAATGCTGGTTCTGGTATTAATGGAGACTTACTATTAACAACAACAGGTCACACCAGTGGAGACCACTACACAATTATTTTAAAATTAGTAAAAACATATTAGGATAAAAAATGGCAACATCTGGCACTCGCACATTTACACTAGCAGTAGATGAAATAATAGAAGAGGCTTTTTCAAGAATAGGCGGAGAACCTCAAACAGGTAAAGAAGCTCAACAAGGCAGAAGAAGTTTAAATTTATTATTACAGGAGTGGTTAAACAGAAGTGTGCAGTTATGGACTGTTACAACATCAAGTCAAAGTTTAACAGCTAACACATCTAGTTATACCCTAAACTCACACACTGTTGATATAGAAGAGGCTGTAATTAGAAAAACTAATTCTGACAGCACTTTTACAGATTTTGAGTTAGAGAGAATAAGTAGAGACGACTATTTAAACATACCTAACAAATCTGACACTGGCAGACCAAGTCAATACTTTTTAGACAAACAGTTGACACCAGTAGTGTTTCTTTATCCAACACCAGATGATTCCACAGATGTTTTTAGATTTAACGAGAGAAGAAGAATAGAGGATATTACAGATTCTACAGAAAACGTAGATATCCCAGATAGATTTCTGCCGTGTGCAATAAGTGGTTTAGCCTATTATTTAGCACTAAAGAGACCGCAGATTGAAGTCCCTAGAAGACAAGAACTTAAAATGTTATACGAGGAGGAGTTTAATAGGGCAATGCAAGACAACCGAGAAAAGGTTGACTTACTAATAAAACCTGATTTAAGATACAAAATATGAAATACGCAACTGGTAAATATGCTAAAGCAATATCAGATAGAAGCGGTATGGCTTTTCCGTACAAAGAAATGCGTAAAGAATGGAATGGCTCTTTTGTACACAAATCAGAGTTTGAGGAAAAACACCCTCAACTAGAACCTAGAAAACAAAGACCAGACGCACAAGCGTTAAAAGATGCAAGTCCACAAGCAAAACTAGGGACAGCTGATAAATTAGAGAACGGCACAGTATCTTCTTTATTAGCATCACTAGGAGTGACCAGTGCAGATAGAAGAATAGTTGGAACTTTTAAATCTGCTAATGCATCACCACTAGCTACAGCTTTAACCTTATCAGCTAGTTTAGGTTCAGAAAGTGTAAGTGTCAGCTAAAGTAAATCTGTTTGTTGCAACACCTTGCTACGGAAGTATGCTAACGGAAGACTATTTTCATAGCATATTAGATTTACAAAACTTTTGCAGAGAAGAGCAGATAGGATTAA